ATGATGTTCTAGGGGCAAAAGGGGAGGACGCTGAGTTTACAGCTTTTGCTATAGCCTCTGGTCAAGGAAAGGAAATGGGTGGTGGTGTCTTTAAAAACACTGCTCTGTTCCAAGGCCCGATTGCTCTTAACTATTTAGAAAAAGGTTTTGATGTAAGCGATACAGCCAGACTTGTTAACGCTGTAGGCAACGGATATAGAAGAGAAGCTACTGTTCCAGATGAAATAGCTGAAAGATATGCCGCTCACATCCCCGCTACTCATAAAACTAACGGGAAGCCTTTTGAAGTGCTTATGAAAGACCCTGACGGAGGCGGTGGCGGTAAAGGTTATATAGAAGGTGTAGGAGCAGGTGGCTCAGGCGCTCCTGTTGTACGTGCCTTCAGTACAGGGATGTCTGATAGGTATTTAGAAAAGACCGTCAACAACATGAGAAAAGCTAAAGGCTTGGAGCCGTTTGATAAACTACCGCCTGAGTTGGCTGTGGAGCTTGCTCAGATAAGCACAACGATAGACAATAGAGCTGTACATTACTTTCACGAAGCCGGTCTTCTTCCTCAAGGCAAGAAGAGAATGGTTTTCGAGTTGGATGCCGAAGGGAATAAAAAGGTAGGGCCGACAAGGATTAGCGAGAAGACAGGCAAACCTTTAAAACCTAAAGTTCTTCCTAAAGTATGGGCAAAAGACCCTGTTACTGGTGAAGGTCTTTATGACTACTCTCCTGAGTCAGCTAATAAAGTTGCTGAGATGGTTCTCAAGGCTAGGTATGCTGGACATCTAGGTCTTCCCGCAGGTGGGGAAAAGATAAAACTTGTAGGTGACACCTTTGATGATTTACTTTACGGAACAGGAAAGGTAGAACCTAAGTTAAAAATGGCTCCTGTGCGGGATGGCGATAGGCAGGTAGTAGGCGGCAACCAAATAAGCGACATTAAAAAACCTAGAGGTTATTTTGCAGTTCAACAGTCCTTTAACTCAAGACAGCAAGAACTAGGCGGAATGAATGCGTTTCTGGCTATAGACCCTTACAACGAGAAGATGTACACAGGTCTGAGCGATGGTCACGACATCTTTGGTATAAACCCTATAGGAGGTCACGGTGTACTAACAGTTCAACCTTTAATCGCCCACTCATATAGAGGCGAGCAAAAGTTTGTTAAAGACATACAAGGAAGGCTGACTCCAGATAGACTAGAGGCTGCTTCTAAGCGCGTTGAGTCGATAACAGGAGTGGCTAGGACAGCGGAGGAGGCTGATATGGCAGACCCCTACTTTAAGGCCAAACAAATGGCTTATAATAAAAGAGCCATGAATGACTATGAACCTAAAGTAACACAGGCTGATATAGATGCAGCTAACAGTAGCATCACTAAGTTAGAAGCAGCCAAAGTTATTGGCAAAGGAACAGCAGTAGGCGCTACAACAGTGGCAGGAGTAGGGATGCTGTCAGCAGCAGAAGAAGAGGAATAAACGAAGGGGCATTGCGCCCCCAAGTTTACTTTTAGTTGATTACACGTAGTATTACACCGTATATTGTTACTTATTTAAACTATTTCACAAGCACCGCCGGTACACGCTAACTCCTGTGAGCCGGTTGTGTTGTCTTCCTGCTCAAAGTATTGCAGGTCATTCCAGTTAATATCTTTTGGCATTGATGCTAGTAGTTCAGTATATTGCTCAGCACTGATGTCCTCATAAGGAGCTTGCTGATACGTATGTTCACTTACAGGCAACAAACTAATACCACTACACAAGTCAAAGTTATCCCATATCCACTGAGCTACCTGAAGGAACTCGCTGTCAGTGTAGTATACTGTGATACTTGGCTTATGCTCACACCAACTATTCTGGTACATCTTCCAAAGCTCTAGCTGATGCATTGCACCTACATCACTGACCGTCACACTGGTCTCTGGTGCTTTGACAGGGAAGCTAAACACTGATGAGGATTCAGACATAACGTCATCCTCTACAGGGAACCCTGCTGTCTTCATAAAGACTGCTAAGGGGTCTTTCTTGTCCGAACGTACACGTCGAATGTAATGCTTAGAAAACCGAGGGTGAATGCCACTAGCACTGTCAACAAGCTGAGACACAGTACCGCTCGGCTTAACAGCAGTAACGGCAGTAGACTGATTAATGCCAAGCTTCTTAGCCCACTTCTTATTAGTTGCAATCGCGACATCCCGTACAGCCTCCAAGACTACTTCACAGTGTGGTGAGTTAGGTGTGCTTAACAGTTTGTTGTCCATGATACCTGTCATGCTTACGCCTAGCAACGCCTCTTCCTCTGTGTTCTTCTTCCAGATGTTACGTAAGTATCTGAAGTCAGTCAAGGTCGCCTGTAGTGTGCCGATGATGGCTGCTACTTCCGCCTTAGCTTTCAACGTCTCTTCCGTGTCATCCTCTCGTACTACAATCTCTGACAAGTTACAGAACTGATTACTGCGTAGGATAATCTCAGAGCAAGGGTTAGTACCAAAGTCATAAGTAGGGTCTCGACGACCATTCCTAGCTGCAATCTTCTGTGCTGCTATACGACTAAACAAACCACGTTCACCTGACTTAGACTCATACAACGTCTGCATCTCGTTGAGGAACGCTTGGAAGTCTGGCTTCTCTGTGTACGCTACGCTGTTGTTAGCCAGTCTACGGTGTCCGTCATTCTCCCACCACGCTCCTGACTTAGCCTTAGCCATACGGCCATCGGAGAGGTTTGACAAGCTAATCAAAGCTGAACGTCTAACACCACCAACAACTACAATGTCTGCAACCTTACATACTACATCGTGACACTCAATGGATGTCAGCTTACGTCCCTCTGCCTTACGGAAGACATCAACACAGAAGTGGAACAAGTCATCGAGAGGCTGTGGGCCTGACGCTCGACCACCAAAGGTCTCTAAGCGTTCGCCTGCACCACGTACCTGACTCATATCCCACTTAGGTATCTTACCTGCGTACAGCATAGCGATAAGCTCACGGAACGCTGATGCCCATCCTACCTTACTGTCTCCTACCACAATTGTTGTGTCAGTCTTATGGAATGACTCTGCAACTACAGGCAGCTTAGTAATGAAGTTACGTTCAACACTGAACCCTACACCAGTGCCGCACATCAGCACGTACATAAGCTCGTCAAAGCTACGTGGTGAGTCAATGGCTAGGTAACTACAGTTGAAACCGGCTACGTTGTCCTTGTCTAGTGCTACACCGGCTGTCATTAAGCAGCGCATTGATGGCATGACTTCCAAGTTGACAATAGAGTTATACAGTTTCTTGGCCACTTTACTGTCAATCTGTCCACGTTTTGTCCAGAAATCGACATAACGTTGCACTGTTTCTTCCCACGTCTCTCGACGACCTTCTTCCTTCATCCATCGTGCGTAACGTGACTTGTGTATAAACTGTTGGTACTTATCCATTCTTCTTTTTATCCTTATCTTGTTTGTCTTTGCTCTTCTTACCGAAGATAGCATCAAAGTTGTTTTCGTATTTCTTCTTGTCGGTAGGTCTCACTGTTGAGCCTTTACCACCGTGGGTTTGTCCCTGCATTTTTGTTTTTTCTCCATTTGTGGGTAGGTGCCGATTGCTATCTGCCAGCAGGACACGTAGAAGTCTATAATCTCGTCTTTGTGTTCCCAGCAGATAACCGCAGGGACATAGACAGGAGAGGCAAGGAAAGTCAGTAAGGCGTAAAACCTCATCTTATTGTTTTTTGACATTACTCTACCTCCTCAGTCAGTCGTTCTAAGTACCACTGTGCTTTCTTTAAGTCTTCTACAGGCTTACCCTTGTAGTCATAACGCCAAAGGTACTTCATAGCGTTACCCTTCAGGTAGCCTTTGAACTCTGTGTCAGACATGCTGGCTTCAATAGCTTCGATACATTCCACAGAACCAGCGTTGTAATGCATTGGGCTTTCTACAGGGTCATCGACTGAGGGATACTCTAAGTACTCTTGCCTGTCGTCATCCTTTAGTTCTTGCTTTGCCATTGCACCGTACTTCTTACGTAACATGTCCCACATCTCGGGTGTTGCTTTATTAATGCTCATAAGAATCCTCTCTATGTCTAAGTAGTCTATCTTCAAATGCTTCCAGTAAGTCTTCACCGTTTATCTCCAGCACTTCCAGTATTAGTATCTCGTCGTGGTCACGTAGGAACTGTTCCTTGTATTCTTCAAATGACATTTTTATCTCTCACATACTGTAATAGTTCAGTCGTAGTTTTTACAGTGTAGCACTTGAAGCCTTCCTTCTCGCACCACTGCCCCATGTTCATCTTGCTGCCCTTCCGTACCTTCTTTAGAGGGTCTGACAAAACAAACACTAACTCCCACTCAGGCATTGAATCTCGGATGGCGGTGTACTTTTGTGTGTCGCCTACCCTGAAGTATCCCTTAGCCTCGATGAGTATTTTCTTTTCGTTGTGTACAAAGTCTTGTACGTACTTACGATATGTAACATAAGGCAGTCTAAACGGTTCGTATAAAAAGTCGCTGGTTAGTTTGTCATTAAGGGCCGACTCTAGGCCAGACCTAAATTTCTTCTTTTTAGTCATTAGAATTTAAGCTCCTGCACGTTTGGCTCTTTAACTACCTTGCATAAATACTTTGGAGCGTATGAATAGTTGTAAAGCTTTAACTCTGGATAGCAGTGTTTTTTGTATTGGCAGTAGGAGCATCCAATAGCCAGTTTTAAGTTTCCTGACTTGCCATCTGGTTGTGGCGTATAGCACACTGCCGATGGTTCTGGACGCTCTGCGAGCTTTTTTAGATGTTCTACTCTCTCTTCTACCGTACCGTGAAATGCCTCGTAAGCCTTAAACTCTTTACCGTCCATATTATATTTCAAGAAGGTTAAATGTCCGTTTGTTTTATCAATAGCAAGCCAACCAATGTCACGAGTCTTCTCTGAGTGTGCGTAGGCTCTAATCTGGTCTACGTAACCAAAGGGGTCATCGTTGAGTATGCTGCCTTCCTTAAACTTTTTAAAACCAAAAGCGCTGGCTGACTTAACGTCTGTCACTATACCGTCTATCTTGCAATCCATGTGACCTACAATACCACCTACCTTACACACCTTCTGTTCGTCGGTGACGCTGTGTCCTGCCATACGTGTGAGAAACAACAACATTTCTTCCACCATGTGACCGTACATAAACTTTACATAAGTGTGTGGTTCAATCTCTTCCTTATCTGTACCGTGTATGTGGTTCCAGAGGTATTTGTCAGTGCGTCCAATGTTAGACAACCTAAGCGTCCGATTGTCCTTTCGCTTCTCTCTGCCAAACTCTGTACGCATTAGCTCTTTAATGTTCTCTCCGTACTTCTCAATCTCCGCCTCTACGTTTACTGATGGGTCTGCATCTTTTGTTTTCATCAGGGCGTATATATCGTCTACTAGAGTCTCAGTTGCTTTCATCTTCTAATTCCTTGAATCCTTGTATGGCTGCCGGTAAGAACAGTTTGTTTAACGGTATCAGGTGCATCCTGCTTGCGTTGTTGTCACCACCTGAGACTGACCTAAACTTATTAGCTTTGATTATCTTACGAAGTACTGAAGTCTCGAACACCAAGGTACAGTACTCTTCCTCTCCAACACACAGGTTATGGAACCAGTAGTCAGACTCTGTGGCTTCAATCCCTGAGGGCTTACCCCACGACTGATACTCGATACAGATGTTACCTGTATTCTGCCACAGCTCCTTTTCCGACTTAACTTCTATCTTCTTGTTCTGTAGCATATCGGCAACCTTATCTTCCCGTACCTCACCGTATGCTAAATCTAAGTCGAACTTCTTTCTGTCACTCTTAGTGGGTTTCACTCCAGTCTCCTCCGACTTGGTACTCTCCTGCCAACGGGCAGTTGAGGTTGTAGTAGTTTCCTGCCGCTTCAATGCAAGCAGTTGCGAGCCATCCAAACCTTTCTGCGTCCTTCTCTGCGACTTCCGTCTGGATTTCATCGTGTATGTTACCTATAAATTTATAATCAATCTTGTGCAGGGTAGCGTACTCATCTAACAGAACCAGTGCTTTCTTCATAACGATAGCCCCTGCGCTCTGTAGTAGTGTATTCAACGCCGCGTGTTCTGACCGTACAGTGACCCTTCTTCCATCCAATCCAAGAAGGAAACCTCTTCGACTAGCAACTGCAACTCGTTCTCGTAGCTTTCTAAGAGCTGGCGTATTGTTAAGGAACTTTTCTTTAAGTCGCTTACCAGCGCCTGCACTTCCTCCAACGATACTTCCGATTTTACTATCTCCTGCTCCGTACAGGAAAGCGTAGATAAAAGTCTTTGCTTGGTCTCTAGTTGCAATGCCCGCAGCCAACTGGTTTGCCGTGTGAATATCTCCATTGAGAATTTCATTAGTGTATCCCTCGTCATTCATGTAATGAGCAAGCATACGTAACTCTAAGCCGCTTGCATCCATACCTACTAACTTGTAACCTTTAGGTACTATCCATACCTCTCGACACTCTTTGCCGTAGGGTGAATACCCTGCCGGAACCTGACCCATGTTTGGGCTAGAGTGTGTCATCCTGCCGGTTACTGCGCCATTGGGATTAACATAACCATGTACTCTACCATCATCCTTAACAGCGTCTAACCAGCTCTGAACCTGTGCAATCCGCTTCTGTACCATAAGGTACTCACCTATCAGCTCCGCTTCCGGTATACCCTTTACCTTTCTAAGAACGCCTTCGTCAACGATTGGCTGTCCTTTCTCTGTAAAGGTCTCTGGAACCCATCCGAAATATTGTAGGTAACGTCCTATCTGTTGACGTGAGCCTAAATTAAACTCTGGATAATCCAGTCTGCTGAATGGTGCTGTTGCTATCGTCCACTGGTCGCCTAGAAACTTAAGCCCAACAATCGAGTACGTACCGTCTTTCTTAACTTTGGGTGTAACTTCTTTGACAAATGTTGGTAACGGTTTGAAATTCTTATGCACCTCGTCCTCAAGGTCATAATTCTTCTCCTTCAGTTTTGCTAATAATATAAATGATTTCTCTTGGTCTAAAAGCCATCCGTTTTTAACTTGATTGCTAATAATTGCTTGTACCGCACTTTCCAAATCAAGGCTGCTAGTTCTAAAATCAGCAAGCGCTCGAAGTAACTTCTGGTACACCAATTCATTAACCCTAACATCTTGCTTACAATACTCCACCATGTCCTGCGAAAAATTAAGCCAATCACTGTGTTCTCCTTTCGGTTGTTGTAACAACTGTCCCCAGTTAGCCAATGAATGACCGCCTTGAAGTGATGGCTCTGCCAGTCTGGACATAACTAATGTGTCAGTTACTTTACACTTACTGAAGTCTACCTTGAGCAGCTTCTCTAGTACTGGTATGTCGTAACCAATAATGTTATGGCCGATAACTTCCAGTTCTTCCTGCTCTTCAATCCAATCCTTGAAACTAGATATGCTGTCTCCTGTCCACTCAATGTACTCCTTAGAGTGACGCTCATAAGCTATGATACACCATATCGTATCTGGGTCTAAACCGTTAGCTTCAATGTCAAAGACTATCTGCTTCATTTAAAACTCCACGTTATCCTCTGTGGGGCAAGCTGTCTCAATCATACGTCCAGATTCCTTATCGTAGTACAGATAACAAGCCGCACCAGTTAAACCAACAAATCTATTCTTCAATACCCTAACGCACGTAGTGTTGCGTGTGTCTGCGTCTGGGTGTTGCTGGTCTCTCTCTAATCCAATCACCATATCACTTAACTGTGCGATAGACGCTGAACCTCTAAGCTCTCCTAAGCTAATCTTACCTCCATCCTCATGCGCCTTTGTACCTGATGGTCGTCTGAGGTGTGACACTAGGAACAATCCAATGCCTGTCTCTTGTACTATCTTACGAAGGTTAGTCATAATACTATCAATGGCTTTCCGTTCGTCGCCGTTGCTCTGGTCTGACACTACAATGCTGAGGTGGTCTAGGATAATCCACTTACAGTCTAATCCTTTAGCCATGTACCTGATGCGTCCTAAC